GATAACGCATTCAAATTGTAAATCAAACGGTCTGTTTTCATATGAAATTATATCAAATTTTTTAAAAAAAGAGGTATATCTCAGAGGGACAAATCTAAATTTACTTTCGAATCCATCCACTACGTATCGTTCATAGTTTTCTATCTGGAAATCTAAAATATGGTCAAATGTTTTGAGTGTTTCGGTTATTGCAAATAAAAATTCTGGGCTACACCGTTTGGTATATAAATCAAACGGCCACACGTGTTCAAGGTTATAATAAATACCACGTTTTAGATTATATCCATATTCTGCTGGTAAATTAATGTTTATCCAAGTGTCGTTGAAGTTATAGTGTTCTTTCATCATTAACACAACTGGGTTTAATATATCGCTTGTAAAAATACTTGAATTATTTCCAATGTTAACTGATATGTTCATTTATTTGTTTTAAGATGATTATGTAATAATATAATAGATATAAAAATAAATTACAAAATTATAATTAATTTGAATATATTTATAATAAAAGCTTTTTGATATGAAAAACATTAAGATAAACGAAAAACAAGATAAAGAGATTAGACAACTCATTAAAGAAAATTTAGACCCCAATGGCGGTTTGTCACTTCATTATAATACACCGAATAACAAAACGCCAAAAACCCCAGGTGAAATCGGAACAGCTGTTGTTAACGCCACAAAAGCAGCTGAAAAAATACCAAACAATTCAAACATTAATAACGATGTTTCAATCAATGCAGACCCAGATAATGATAATAAACAGCAAACAATAACCGTTGGCGGTGACAATAAATATGAATCGGTTATCATTTCAAAGAAACAGTTGGATGAAATTCGTTTAAGAAAACTAAAAGAAAATTCTGAAGTTGTTAAAATTAAAAATTTCTTGAAGTAATGGAATTGCCTGATTTTTTAAAGAAAGCTATTATAAATAACACCACTTCATTGGGTGACCATCCTGCTTTTCCGCCAGAAGAGGAGGATACTTTTGTTGGTTTCATATTGAAAACACAATATAACCATATAATGGAACCATTTGCAAATGAAGATATATCAATAAGAGAAATATCGAAAAAATTAAGTGAACTTATTGCCGAATGCCAAAAAATTGAAGAGCCGAACAAAGAAGCTCTTGAAAACCTGTGTTTAGACATCTGTTCGACGATATTTGATATCCCAGAAGACACTATTGATATTGAATCGAAACTGGTGGATAAATGCGATATGTCAAAATACAGAATGACACCAGAAGCCACCCCAGATTTTTCATTTGAGGATATTGATGAAATGAAATATCTTACAGATGAAATCTATAAAAGGAGAATGGTGAACGCCCTGATTGCTGGCGCATCAATGTACTATGGTTCGAATATTGAATATTATATTAGAGAGATATACAAAATCAATCCTGAATTAATTAAATTATATACCGAGATTACCAAATATAACATGGCTATGCTGTATAATCAGCCAGACACAATAAAAAGCATTGAACGTTGCGACAGCGGAAAGGTTGACCTTTATATCGGTAACGCAGGCGAAAGAATCAAAATAAAAGCGGAGGGTGTTATTTTTCCTGTATTGCTTGAATATACGATACACGGCATATTGGAAACCGCTTCGCAACAAGGCTTGCCTTCAGATAGAGACAAAACTGAATATATTCTAGCTAAAGCTGATTATAGACTAGCCGAAAATTGGGATTTGAGATTGGGTTTGCCTTTATGGAGCATCATCATGTCTGATATTGAAAAATGCGGCGGAAATTTGGATGAAATCGGTTCAAACTTCATTATTATGGAGATTTCAAGATTGGAACCAGAAGTATTTAACAACTACCTGCAAAACGCCTTCAAACAAACCAGAAAAGGTTTGTATATGACAAAAGAACTAATTGATACTATTCAATATAACAAAGAAGTTGACGATTTCGACAACTTTGTCCAAGCTAAAAACTCTAAATACTCAATTAACGATAACACCGAATATTCTCCAGATGAGCTTTTGAAGGAAATTGAACAAAATTAATAACTTTTGTTGGATAGCACTATTTATATAAATTTTGCAAAAGTTAAATAATTGATAAAAACAATGGATTATGGCGTTTAATTTTAAGGATGAATATATTAAGTGCTACAACGACAAAACAAGAAAATATTTTATAGAGCATTACCTTTCGACTTTCAGTGCGGATGAAGGACATGAAGTCCCGTTTAAAGTTTTCCCAAGGCAATACGAGTTCCTGAAAAGCATATGCAGCAATGACAACACAATTGCCATTAAACACCGTCAGGCTGGTATTACAACCGTATCGGCTGCATGGGCTACAGCCCAGTGTGTCTTTGCGTCAAAAGATGCCCCAGAAACTATATTGTGTATCGGTAACAAACTGGATATTTCCGAACAGTTACTGGAGAAACTGGCATATTTCATCGGACAGGTTCCAAGATGGATGTGGGGCAGTGATTTCTGGTCACCAGACCCGAACAGCGAGAAAAACACCAAATCTATTTTCAAAACCAGGAATAAAGACAAAATTGAATTATTTAACGGGTGCAAGGTGTATGCCCGTTCATCAGGTCCTAATGCAGCCCGTGGTATTTCGGCTGTTTCCATTCTGATATTCGACGAGGCGGCGTTCATTGAGAACGGTCCTGCTGTATATTCACAGGCTGTCGCTGCTACCGCTTCAGTTAAACACGCCAAAATCATCATGGTTTCTACCCCAAACGGTAAAGACCAGCTATATTACAGAACCTATGAACAAGCTTTGACCCACAGAAACAACTATAACGCAGTTGAATTCAAATGGTTCCAGGATTTACGCTATCAAAGACATTTGAAATGGTCAAGGAAAAATGAGAAAACTGGTGAAATTGAATGGGATGTTGACCCAGTTATCAATGCTGAAGGTGATATACCATACGACGAGGAAAGGTGGCGTAGGCTAGAGCGTGAAGGATGGCAACCAGAAAGCCCTTGGTATATCAAGATGTGCAAGTCATTTAATAACGATGAACAGAAAATTGCGCAGGAATTGGATGTGTCGTTCTTGGGTTCATCGGACAACGTTATCCCAGTTAACGTAATCGAGGCGCATTTACGCCAAAACGTAATTGATATCACTAAACTTGAAAATTGGGATTTGTGGGACCCGTTTGTCAAAGAAACTTGGATATGGAAAGACCCGATACCAGGGCATAGATATGTATTGGGTGTGGATGCATCATCAGGTTCCGCTGAAGATAGAACCGCCATTGAAATTATTGATATTGACGCAATAGATGAAGAAACTGGTATGCCGTATTTCGACCAGGTATTGGAATACTATGGCAAAAAGACTGGTGACGAAATTGGAGAAATGGTATACAATTATGCTACCGCGTTTAATAATGCGCTTGTTATTGTTGAGTGCATCGGTGGCTATGGCGATGCTATTATATTGACATTAATGGCTAAAAAATATAAAAATATCTATTATGATGACCCAGGTTTGAAGACTTATACAGTTGAAAAGGCTTATTCGACATTTAACATTAAACCTGGTGATAAACTGCCTGGTTTCAGAACCAATGCCGTTCGTGTACAAATGATTGGCAATTTTGTCGCTATGTTAAAAGAAAACGCTTTCAGGGTTAGAAGTACCCGTGTTATTACTGAAATGGATACCTGGATTTGGAAAAACGGAAGACCAGACCATATGGAGGGTTGCCATGACGATAGTTTGACCTGTTTGGCTATGGCGCTATTCGTAATCCAATTCTATGTTATCAAGAATGACAAGGAGAAAGCAATGTCCAAGAAGATATTGACTTCTTTCAGGGTTAATAACATGGCTAGAGACAATAAACCAATTATAATGGAAAACAACACGCCTATTTCCAGAACCAAGCCAATGCCATTCTATGCAAGTGGCAATAGGGAAAGACAACGCCAAAAACAAATGGTTGCCATGATGATGCTGGCTGGTTTCAGGAAAAAGGAATAAACCTAGGTTGAATATTAGTTTTAAAATCATTATATTTATATAATATAATATTAAATAAAATGCCAACAGTATTTCAAAGATTAAATAAAGCATTCGGTGGGAACACATCAGTTCCCACACCAACCTCAACTAACTACACGCGAAATGTGCACAGTTACGCTGGGCTTGGCAGCAATGACGTAATATATACAACCAGGTCAAAAGAGGATTATACAGAAAAACTTGCGCAATTAAGGCAGCAGAGGCTATTGGCTAAACAATGGAGAAGAGCTCAATATGAGACCCAAAACAATGCATTAGCCAATATGACTGAGGTCCAGATGATGTACAAGGAGGCTGACATGATGGACTTATTTCCAGAAATCGGTGCAGCACTTGACATTTACATGGAAGAAGCGACGTATGTTAAACCAAACGGTATGATGATTAACGTCACTTCAAAATCCGAACGTATTAAATCAATTCTTGAAGACCTTATTTACAACAGACTGTCAGCTGACATCATGTTTCCAATGATTACCAGAAGCACGGTCAAATATGGCAATACTTTCATGCTTCTCAATGTAACGGAGGATAACGGTGTTATTGGGTGGAAACAACTTCCAGTATATGAAATGCAACGCTTTGAAAACGGTATGGATAACCCATACAGTTCTGGTTTTGCCAATGTGGCCAACATTGATGTGGATTCGCCCGATTCAACAAAATTCGTCTGGGTTGGTAAAAACGAGTTTACCCCTTACAGGAATTGGCAGATTGCACATTTTAGGTTACTTTATGATTCATTATATTTGCCATATGGCGTAAGCGCTTTAAATAAAGCCCGCCGTCACTGGCGTATGCTGTCGATGATGGAGGACATGATGCTCATGTACCGTCTTGAACGTTCGGTTGAAAGGCGTGTTTATAAAGTGAATGTCGGCGCAATTGACGAACAAGACGTTCCAGCATACATGGATGAGGTTGCCAACAATTTCAAAAGAACCCCAATCTACGACCCGTTGACTGGCCAGATAGATTTGAGAAGAAACATTATGTCAAACATGGATGACTATTTCATCCCTGTGCGCGACCCTAACGAGCCTAACCCGATTGAAACCCTGTCGGCTGGTAACAATCTTACCGCTATGGATGATATTAAGTTTGTACAGAACAAACTTTGTACAGCATTAAGGGTTCCCAAATCGTTCTTGAATTTTGAGGAAACAACAGGTGACGGTAAAAACCTATCGTTACTTGATGTACGGTTTACCAAAACAGTAAACAGGGTGCAGCAAATGATGCTGATGGAACTTACGAAAGTGTGCATCATTCATTTGTATTTACTTGGGTTTGAAGATGATTTAACCAATTTCAGCCTTACAATGAACAATCCTTCATCACAGGCTGAAATGATGGAACTTGATAATTTGAGCAAGAAAATCGAAATGGCTAAAAGTGCTGTGGCTGACCCAGGTGGCGGATTGCCATTATATTCAATTACACGCGCCCAAAAAGAGATTCTTGGTTGGTCTGATAAACAGATTAGTGACAACCTTGAAGAACTTAGACTTGAAAAAGCATTGGCTGCTGAACTTGAGAATACGGCAAGCATCATAAAGCGTACTGGCTTGTTTGACAAG